ACTACATCATCCGGCATCATTCTTAAAAGTAATGATGAAGCAGATAAAGCAAAAGTTATTGCGGTAGGATCAGAAGTCACTGATGTTGTAGTTGGCAATATTATATTAATTAATTGGAATAAAGCCACTAAGTTGATGGATAATCTATATCAAGTAAACATCGATGAAGTTGTTGCAATATTTGAATAATGCCTCGTTAGCTCAGTGGTAGAGCAGTGCCCTTACAAGGCGAAGGTCTGCGGTTCGAACCCGTGACGAGGTACCAAGCACCTTTAGCTGATGTGGTCATAGCAGCGGTTTGAAGAACCGATGAACTAGGTTCGATTCCTAGGAGGTGCACCAAAAGTTTCGGCGTAAGTTGGCCATTGTATAACTTTAAATTCCCTATCAATAGAATCGTTATATATAGGGATAAACTTCTCGCTATCTATTTGTCTAGTGTTGATAGCGTGACGATAAAGTGTTTTTTCGTAGTAATCGTGTTTCATTGAAGTATATATGCCCCGATGGTGGAATTGGTAGACACGCTGGTCTTAGAAGCCAGTGCTTCGGCGTGAGAGTTCGAGTCTCTCTTGGGGCACCAATGCGAGTATGGTGAAATCGGTATACACAGCAGACTTAAAATCTGCCGCCGTAAGGCGTGACGGTTCAAGTCCGTCTACTCGCACCACTAAATAAAAGGCGGGTTGGTGAAATGGTATCACAGAGGACTCATAATCCTCAGTTCCTTGTTCGACTCTTGGGCCCGCAACCAGTTATAGACTAGCTTGTTTTCCTGAACCTATAATACATCCCTCACCTAAAAAATTCTCACCATATTCTATCATTGTCCATGATCCTGTCTCAGAATTTCTGTATAGAGCGATTTTAGTAACAAATTCTCTGTACATATGATTCTCAACCATAAAATCGAGTTTCTCTCCATAATTTGTTTTCAAGTTATCTAACATTTCATTCAGTTGATAACAAGCAACAGGCTTTTGTCTTTCTTCTGCATAGGAAAATGTAGAGAAGGCCATCATAGCAACAAGTAAAATCTTTTTCATTTAATTTTCTCCCTTGAGTTTAATTTCACAATCTACCCATTTCAAATTGTTATAGTACTCATAGGGCCAGGTTCCTTTTGGGATCAGGCAGCGACCAAGCTCTGGTTGTTCTTGTATTCGTATTTGAACAACAGCCCATACCAACCAAGTTAAGTATATGGTAACCACAAAAGCTATACCATACTTCCATGCTTCACATCTGATACGGTTTAATCTTTTTCGTTTCTTTGCAGCAGCAATCTTATCCTGTACTCGTTTCTTAGCCCAAGCAACAGATTGCTCTTTCTTCATCTTCTCCATCATGGCATGTACACGGGTGTACAAATCCCCTAGCTCTGGCGGACAATTGTAAACCATGAGTTCACGAAGTTCGGCTTCCATGGCAGTCAGCCTGCTCTGCATAAGCACACGCTGTAATGCTCGTTTACCTAGACTAGTTTCTCCAGTGTAAACTTCTTGAGCATGTTTTTCTTCTTCTTCAAAGATAGCGGTACACTTGGCGTAGTTCTCAAAGTATACGCCAAGTTCTTCTCCGATTTGAGTGTAGATATCGTTAGGTTGCTGCTTGCTTAATTCAATTACACGGTTTTTTTCTTGAATATACTGGTTGCGTTCAGCAATGGTAGGAGGGCTGTCTTTATGTCTAAAGTCAAACTGTTCTTCGAGGTCTTTAAGAACACCTTTAACATCTCCTGCCGCACTTGCTATTTCCTTATATAGTTCACAACCTTTTTTGACCGCTTGTACTGCACCATTAGCCAAAGCAAATAGTGTTAATGGATCCATTTTCTCCGCAATTAGAATGTTACATAACGAAGAAAACTAATGTATTACTTTAACTTCAAAATCAATTTTAGATGATCGGCGAAATTGTTAGCTGCTTGGTCGGATTGTTTCAACCACGGTGCCCAAAACCCATAAGTAAGAGAGTCATATGCTTTGGTGAAATGATGATATCCATTTCTCTTTAAATCAACAAATTCACATAAGAAAGTTGTATACTTATCCATTGAATCGTTTATCGTATATGGAAAAGTATATGTGGGTTGTGGGTTCCAGTACATTTTTCACCTTTAAAATTTAGTGGACACTTTCTATTTATGCCACATAACCTCTTGATTAATGTCAAAAAACATGTTACACTGATATACATTTGCTCTGAAAGGAAAAATCATGGAAAACATTAAAGTAGTAAAACTGGTAACTGGAGAAGAAATTCTAGCTGAAATTGAGTCTGGAGAACTAGGATACAGGCTCACTAATCCTGTTCGAATTGCCGTAATGCCTGGACAAAACGGACAACCAAATATTGGCTTTGCGCCATGGCCTGTTCATGCTGAACAAGAGAAAGATAGCGAAGTTATTGTTTCAAAAAAACATGTGGTCTATGAATATGCACCAGCACAAGAATACTTAAACAACTATAATCAAATCTTTGGGTCAGGAATCGTTCTTCCTCCTTCCAAACAACTTATCACAGGCTGATGATTACATTCTATACCAATGTTCAATGTTTCGGTAACAATATTCTCTATCGTGGGATAGAAAACGGTAAACGAATCAAAGAAAAGCTTCAATATCAACCTACTCTGTATGAGATGGTGAGGAAAGAAACTCCATTCAAAACACTGAATGGAGAATACTTGCATGAATTCAAATTCAATTCAATTCGTGAAGCAAGAGATTATTTAAAGCAAAACGAAGGTGTTACCAACAAGAAGATTTATGGTAATACTCGTTTTGAATACAATTATATCTCTGAACAACATCCAAATGAAGTTGATTGGGATCAATCACACATTCAAATTGCAATCATTGATATTGAAGTTGGTTCAGAAAATGGATTCCCCGATCCATATGAAGCATCAGAACCAATTACTGCTATTGCTGTAAAGTATCTTGGTGGTAAGACTTATGTGTGGGGTTGCGGTGACTTTGAAAATACTGATGAGAATGTTACCTACTTCAAATGTCGTGATGAATATACACTAAGTAAAAAGTTTCTTGAGTTCTGGACAAAAAACTATCCTGACATTGTAACTGGTTGGAACATTAAGTTCTTTGACTTTCCATATCTTGTAAACAGATTCAATAGAATTCTTTCTGAGCAAGATGCAAAGTCACTTTCTCCTTGGAATTATATTTCAGAGAGAACAGCAATTCTGATGGCAAAAGCACATACGGTTTATGAGCTTGTTGGCTTGCCTATGCTTGATTACATTGAACTGTATCGTAAGTATGCTCCTGGTGGTGCATCACAAGAATCGTATCGCCTCGATAACATTGCTCATGTTGAATTAGACAAACGCAAGGTTGATTATTCTGAGTACGAAAATCTACATCAACTATACAAACTAAACTATCAAAAGTTCATTGAGTATAACATTGGTGATGTTTCTCTTATTGAAGAATTAGAAGATAAACTGAAGTTGATCGAACTTGCTTTGACTTTGGCGTATGACAGTAAAACAAACTATGATGATGTTTTCACACAAGTTCGTATGTGGGATACTATCATCTATAACTTCCTACGCCGAGATAACATAATTGTTCCACCGACAGAAAAGAAAAGCAAATCAGAAGCGTTTGAAGGTGCTTATGTTAAAGAACCTCAAGTCGGTAAACATGATTGGGTTGCATCGTTTGACTTGAACAGTCTATATCCACACTTGATCATGCAATACAATCTATCACCAGAGATGCTTGTTGATCCTGATGATTACACAGACGAAATGTCGAGAATTATCAACAGTCGTGTTTCTGTAGATAAGTTATTGAAGAAAGAAATTGACACAACAGGATTAAACAATGTAACTCTGACACCAAACGGACAGTTCTTCAGAACAGACAAACAAGGTTTTCTTCCTAAGCTTATGGCTGAGATGTATGAAGATCGTAAGAAATACAAAAAGAAATCACTTGAAGCAAAACAGGAACTTGAAAATGAAAAGAACAAATCTAAACATTTCGAGATACAAAAAAGAATAGCCAGATTTAATAATCTACAACTTGCAAAGAAAGTGTGTTTGAATTCTGCATACGGCGCAATGGGTAATGAATACTTTCGTTTCTATGATCTGCGTATTGCTCTTGCAGTTACATCAGCAGGTCAGCTTTCTATTCGTTGGATTGAAAACAAACTCAACGAATATATGAACAAACTAATAAAAACGGAAGGAGTCGATTATGTTATTGCGTCAGATACAGATTCGATTTATCTCAAGCTTGGTTCACTTGTAGGCAAAGTCTTTCAACCACTACAGTCACCTGATAAAGTTATCGCCTTCATGGACAAGGTCTGTGAAGATAAGATTCAACCTTATATCGACAAAAGTTATCAGGAACTTGCTGATTATGTTCACGCATACGACCAAAAGATGCAAATGAAAAGAGAAGCTTTGGCTGACAAAGCAATCTGGACTGCAAAGAAACGATACATCATGAATGTGTACAACAACGAAGGTGTGCAATATGCTGAACCTGACTTGAAAGTGATGGGTCTTGAAATGGTGAAATCATCAACACCAGCACCTATTCGTGAAAAGATGGAAGAAACAATTAAGCTGATGATGAATGGCACAGAAGAAGATGTGCAGAAGTTTGTTGCCAACTTCAAAGAAGAATTCAAGCAATTTTCACCTGAAGAAATTTCGTTCCCTCGTGGTATTCGTGGCATCAAAAAATATTCTGACGCTGTTACTTTATATACCAAAGGAACACCCATTCATGTTAAGGGAGCAATCATATATAATACTGCTCTCAAACAAAAAGGATTGGATAAAAAATATCCACTCATCAACGATGGAGAAAAAATCAAGTTCTCTTACTTGAAAACACCAAATCCATTCAAAGAATCAGTCATATCTTTTCCAGTAACTCTACCCAAAGAGTTTGACTTACAACAGTATATCAACTATGATATGCAATTCGAGAAAGCTTTTGTTGAACCAATTAAAGTTGTTTTGGATTGTATGAATTGGAATATTGAGAAGCAAAGTACATTAGAGGATTTCTTCGGATGACAACCGCTACATTTACATTCATTAATGCTGTGTTACTCTCAGCAGTAGCAGCATATTACTCTGTTATTGGATTGGCTGCAATATTTCCAGGCTCATTCTGGCCTGTTGTTTTGATGGGTTCTGTTCTAGAATCTGCAAAACTAGTAACTGCATCGTGGTTATATCGTAACTGGAAAACAGCACCAGGAATATTAAAATGGTATTTAACTTCTGCTGTAGCCATTTTAATGCTTATTACATCGATGGGTATTTTTGGCTATCTATCTAAAGCACACCTAGAACACGCATCAGACATTAGTCCTGTGGCTGATAAAGTTGCAGTGCTTGATGAGAAGATACAGACGCTAAAACAAAATATTGAATTAAATAGAAAAACATTAAATCAACTAGATGCTGCTGTTGATAATGTAATGTCTCGTTCCGAGTCAGAACGAGGAGCAGAAAGATCCATTCAAATCAGAAAGTCACAACAA